AGTTGTAATTCTTATTAGCCCGTTTCACGCCTAACATGAGCGAATCTATTTTGTAGACCATTCATCACACTAGGGGTGTGCTAATTCAACATTACCATATATGCAACTAGATGCAAAATTGACCCCCTGCCCTGCACATTCTCCCTATATAGGGACAAACAAAATATGCACATATACGCATATATACAAATACGCCCTCACAATAAACGGCACAAACGGCACAAACAATAAACAACTACAAACAACTACAAACAAATAGGGGGGCATCAAATAAACAAACAACTAGGGGGAGATAGTTAGCACTAGTAAGTATTTTTTTATTACTAATTAGGGGTAGTAATAGTAATTAGATGCCCTAAGTTGTACAAAAAACTACAAAAAACACCTACCCCATGTTATTAAATCGGCAACGAGGACAGTATTGTGTATCTGTTTTAGTATTTTTGTGGGTTATTTGGGATGCCTCTGACCTGCGGTTATGTTGTTTTTGTAAGTTTTTTTGTGCCGATGTGTTACCTTTGTGGTTGGTAACGACTTATATATAGTAGAAGGTTTTTTATTTTTTGTATTATTTACCCCATCCTGGGGTTATGGATGGGTAAGTATTATTGGTGGCTTTTGCAGCCACTGTTTTTGTTTTTGTTGTTTGTTTCTGATTGGGGACGATTAGGTTTATGGCGGCTGGTAAGGGTGATGCCCATCATTTGAGGGCGGCTTCTTTGAAGAAGCGTAAGGATTATATTGCGGCTATCGCATCTGGGATGACTAATGCTGATGCTTGTAAGGTGGCTGGGGTTTCGGTTGATACGGCTAAGTATTGGTTGAAGTCTGATAAGAAGTTTAGGGCTGAACTTGATGATGCTAAGGTGTCTAGGGATGGGGTTCGGTCTTCGGTAGTAAAGCCTGAGAAGTTGAATCTTTCTTTTGAGGATTTTTCTGAACAGTTTTTAGGTATGAAGGTTTTCCCGCATCAGCGTAATTTTATTTCGCTTCTTGAGAAGGGTGAGCCTGCATGGGTTCATGATGCTATGGTGTATGAGCCTGGGAATCCTAATAGGGTTTTAATTAATATTCCCCCTGAGCATGCTAAGTCGACTACGATTACGGTTAATTATTCTACGTATCGTGTTGCTATGGACCCTAATGTTCGAATCATTATTGTGTCCAAAACCTTGTACAAAGCGAGGGAGTTCATTTACGCCATCAAACAGCGTTTGAGTCATCCTCGTTGGCTGAAGATGCAGCAAATGTACGGTCCTGAGGGTGGTTGGAAAGAGGACGCTGATACTTGGAGAACAGATACGGTGTATCTTGGTTCTGAGACACGTGATTCTAGTGAGAAAGACCCCACCCTTCAGGCACTCGGTATGGGTGGACAGATTTACGGTGCACGTGCCGACTTGATTATTCTTGATGACTGTGTGACTAATGCTAACGCCCATGAGTGGGAGAAGCAGATTAAATGGTTACAGCAAGAAGTTATTACTCGTCTTGGTAAGAACGGTAAACTTCTTGTTGTTGGTACACGTGTTGCCCCTAATGATTTGTATAGGGAGTTACGTAATCCTGAACATTGGTCTGGTGGTAAGTCACCGTTTACATATTTGGCTATGCCAGCCGTTTTAGAGTTTAATAATAATCCAGAAAAATGGGCTACGCTTTGGGCTAAGTCTGACCGTCCTTGGGATGGTGAGGATGATGCTGTCGCAGATGAGAATGGTTTGTTTCCTAAGTGGGACGGTCCAGCCCTGTTTGTTAGGCGTTCAGAAGTAACTCCTTCAACTTGGGCTATGGTTTACCAGCAGCAGGATGTGGAAGATGATTCTATTTTTCCACCATTGTGTGTGCAGGGTTCTATAAATGGTATGCGTAAAACTGGTGTACTTAACCCAGGTGCCCCTGGTCATCCTAAAGACTATGGTACTTGGCGAACAATTGTAGGTATTGACCCAGCGATGTCTGGTGCAACAGCAGCAGTTGTTGTAACAGTTGACATGTCTACTAAGAAAAGATATTTATTGGATGCTGTCAATATGACTGAACCAACTCCAGAAAAAATTAAAACTCTTATCCACGACTGGGCTATCAAATACCAACCTAATGTGGTAGTTGCGGAGAAAAATGCATTCCAACTCTTCCTCACCAAAGATGAAACGATACGTGACTTTCTATCTTCAAGGGGCATCCAGTTCCGTGAGCATTTCACTGGAAATAACAAATGGGATGTGGACTTTGGTGTTGCTTCTATGGCTCCGCTCTTTGGTATTACCAATGATAACAAATTCGTAAAAGGCTCCAACCTTATGGAATTACCATCCTCTGAATCATCTGAGGGTGTTAAGGCTTTAGTTAACCAACTTATTGTTTGGAAACCTGAAATGAAAAAGAACCAGCCAACAGATTGTGTTATGGCTTTATGGTTCACGGAGATAGTTGCAAGAGAATGGTTAGAACGTGGTAACTATTCACAACAATTTTTAAACTCTAAATGGCATTCTAGAAAACAATTAAACACAAGATACATTGTTGATTTAGATGAAGCCTACGCTCAACAACAAGAAGAAACATTCTACGTATAAGGATATAAGTGGCTCTTAACATTACACAAATAGCATCCAAGGTTGAGGCATTAAAACGCCGCAACGCACAACGTGATGCAAGAATGGCAGACATTCTAGAAGTACGCCGAGGAAACCTCGTAGACGTATATCCAGAAATGTTCCCAGAGGGTGCAACAAAGGCTATGATAGCAAACTTTGTTGACGTTGCAGCACGTGACGTTAGCGAAGTATTAGCACCACTACCATCATTCAACTGCACTAGCAACAATAACTCTGACCGTGCTAAAAAATTTGCTGACACAAGAACACTTATAGCCAACAACTACATTCAACTATCACGTCTGCAAACACAAATGTATCAAGGTGCAGACTGGTACGGTTCATATGGTTTCCTACCAATAGCAGTAGAACCAGATTTTGATTTAAACCTTCCACGTATCCGTGTAGAAAACCCACTAGGCTTCTACCCAGAATTCGACAGATACGGTCGCATAGTTTCATATGCTAAAAGATACATTAAAACTATTGCTGAACTTATTGCAGAGTTCCCAGAATACGAACGTGAAATATTAAACGGATTCAACATTGAAGAAGTAGACTTATACGCAGATGTTGAAATGATTAAATACGAAGATAAAGATGTTATCCTTCTCTATCTTCCAACAAGAAGTAACCTTGTTTTAACACGCACAGATAACCCAATGGGTGAAGTATCTGTACGTGTAGCAAAACGTCCTGGCATAGATGATGAACCACGTGGACAATTCGATGATGTTCTATGGGTTCAAATAGCCAGAGCAAGATTTGCACAGTTAGCGATGGACGCTGCAGAGAAATCTATCAACGCTCCACTTGCTGTACCAAACGATGTACAAGAATTTGCGTTTGGTCCTGATGCAATATTAAGAACTGCTCAACCGCAGAACATACGCCGTGTAGGACTTGAGGTTCCACCTGCTGCGTTTACTGAAGCAGAACTATTACAAAGAGAAATGCGTCTTGGTGCACGCTACCCAGAAGGTCGTTCAGGTGTTTTGGATGCCAGCATCATTACAGGACAAGGCGTACAAGCCCTCCTAGGTGCATTTGATACACAAGTAAAAACAGGTCAACAAATACTTGCAGACACTTTTGAAGACATACTTGCATTATGTTTTAAAATGGATGAAAAACTTTTCCCAGTTGACAAAAAAATTGCAGCCACATCAGGTGGTGCAAGATACGAATTAACATACAACCCACGAACAGACATTCGTGGAGACTACACAGTACAAGTACGCTACGGCTTAATGTCAGGATTAGACCCAAGCCGTGCCTTAATTTTCTCACTACAAGCATTAGGTGCCGATTTAGTATCACGTGACTTTGTTATGCGTGAACTACCTTGGTCAATGAATGTTACTGGTGAACAACAGTCAATAGATGTACAAAAAATGCGTGACAATCTAAACGCATCAATGGCATCATTGGCACAAGCCATACCTCAATTAACAGCACAGGGACAAGACCCAAGTCAACTCGTAATGAATATCGCCGAGGTGATAAAGGAGCGACAAAAAGGCACAAACATTGAAGATGCCGTAAAGAAAGTATTTGCTCCAGAACCTCCACAAGTTGCCCCTGCTGAGGTGCAGGCTCCAGTTGAGCAAACCGTCCCTAATGCTCCTGTGGAAGCCCCTCCAGGGGCTCCTTCCCCAGAGACAGCACCAGAACGAGCATTACAACAACAACCACAACCAGACATACAACAAGTACTAGGGCAACTAGTAGGATAAAGGATTTAAATTGGCTAATGAAATAGTTTCAGGCGTAGGCAAAATGGCACGCAGAACAGATAAAAATATTTCAAGCCGTACCACACAAGGTGCAAAAGAGATGCCAGCAACACAATACGGTGAACGTAAAATGTTGAACGAACTACAAACATCTGCACCAATGCAAGGTGCGTCTGCTAGAACACCAAGAATAAAAGCAACAGCAGCACCTTCAACACCTATGGAAAAAATAACACCTTTATTCTCTGAAACAACAAGACCAGATGAAGCACCAGAAACAGGTTTACCATTTGGTGCAGGACCAGGACCAGAAGTTTTAGGTATCACACCACAAAGTGGAAGAAGTGTTTCACAAATACTTGCAGACATAGCACAATACGACCCAACAGGCGAAGTAAACGCAATATACGAAGATTCATTACTTAAAGGATTCTAATGGCTGGCGAAGAAGATATTATCTTAAGAACCAGCAAACAACTCTATGCTGGCATCAAACAAGCACAACTTCCACAAGAAGATGTGACTAAAGTTGCAAACTATTTAAACGTTGTTGACATAAACAAAAACTTACGTTCAATACCTGTAACTGATGCTGCTAAAGAATTCAAAAAACTTGATGAAGATGTTCAAACAATCATTAAACAATGGGACCCAGCAGCCCCATTCATTGAACAAGAAAAAGAAGGTTTCTTTTCTAGAGTATTTAAACCAGTGGGAACAGGTTTACAAACATATTCAAGCAAACTATCTGAACCATACCGTGCTTTTAGAGTACGTCAAACACAAAACGTATCATGGGACCAAGCATGGAAACTTGCAAAGAATGGTAATGCTCTTTTTGATAAAGAACGTGAAAGAAAAGTTGACAACTTCTACAAACCAGGTGTTGCAAAGGTAGCAAAACTTGCTGCAACAGGTAAAACAATTGGTGAAATTGCTGCATTTCTAGATACAACAAACGTTGAAGAAATAGAAGCATTCCAAAAACTTTTAAACAGTGACGAAGAAGTACGTAAAGCAATTGCTGACTACGATACAGCAAAAATATCTGTAGGTAGAGACGCTTTCTATAACATTTTTGATGTAGACCCAGGTGAGTTTGGTGCAAACCGTAAAGGTTTCAACATTCTTTCTGGTGTAACAGACCTAGCACAACAAATAGTTTCTGACCCAATAACATATATTCCAATATTTGGTCAAGCATACAAGATTTCACAACTATCTATCACAAATATTGCTAAACAAGCAGCCAAAGCAGGAGCAACTGCAGGTGCAAGAGAACAAGCATTTGCTAAAGGTATAGATAACGCATTCGACCACTGGCTATATGGTAAGGCTGTAACAAAATACTTTGATGAACTAGGTGCAAGTGTTGAAAAATTTGCAACAAGTAAAGGCGTAGCCAAACAAGAAGCCTTCTCTGAAATAAGAAGGAAGTTTGGTAAAGACTTTAACCAACAAACAATCAAAGAATTTACTGACAATAAAGTATTCAACGCTAGTGCTGCCAAAAAATTCTTAGCAGACCAACAACGTGCAGAAGGATTACTAAGAGGTAGAGCAACAAGAAGCATACCTGTACTTCCAACATACACTGTTATCACTAGAGCAAAGAATGCTATCAAAGATACTTTTGTTAAAACAACAGGTTTAGCAACTAGAAAAGCCACACCTGCTTTTGATTTACAAGGCGAAGGTTTAGATATTCTTTTCAGTGGTGGTAAGAATGCTGCTGAAGACCCACGTATTAGACAAGTACTTGATGCTGTTAAACAAACATCAGGCAGATTAGATAAAATATCTAGATTCGGTGAAATATCACCAAGCATTAAATCTTTACAAGTAAGCCGTATCGTTGAAAAAGTTGGCGAAAAGAACGGTAAAGCAATCTACAAAACAGTAGATAAAGGTTTAGAATCAACAGATGCCGTATACGCTATCGCACGTGCAGCAAACTTCTCAAAACCTTTTGCAGATGAAATCGCTTTAAGATGGAATCGTGCTACTGAAGGTGAAAGATTTAATATCCGTGATGGTTTAGTTATTGCTTTAGCAGACGCTATTGGATATAAATCAACCAAAGCAGGTGCTGATGATTTCTCTAAAGCATTAAACTTTTTAAAACCTGAACAATATGCTGCTAACAGAACTATTCAATGGTCTGATTATTTAAAGTTTTCTAAACAAGACCAAAAAGCATTAAAGCCTTTTATCACTAAACCAGGCGACCCAATAGAATTTAA